GCAGAATGGTATAATGCTATTTGTGATTATAACTATCCTGATGCTGCAAAACTAGGTAGAGAAATTTTCAAAGCACACGATATCTATTGCGGCTTGCGAAATAAACGGGAATTTTTTGCAATGAAAAATACAGGTGTATTTGACTATGCTATTTGGGTAGATCGTAGTGATTATTTGCCGCCTGAATCAAAAGACTCTATGAGTATAGAACCTTGGATGGCTGATTATTATATAGATAATAATGGAACATTAGCAGACTTAGAATTTTGGACAAATGATTTAATATTTTTTCTACATAATAGACGTATATAACCGCTAAAAACCGGTGGTTTTTATCAATACCTGCTAAATATTAATATAATTATAATCCTAAGGAGAAAAATATGGCAGGATTAACATCACCAGGTGTTCAGGTTTCGGTTATTGACGAGAGTTTTTACACTCCAGCTGAACCAGGCACAACACCGCTTATCTTTGTAGCTACAAAGGAAAACAAAACAAATCCAGGCGGTACGGGTATAGCGCCTGGTACAACAAAAGCCAATGCAGGTAAAGTTTATGTGATGAGTTCACAAAGAGAGCTTGCAGAAACTTTTGGTGATCCACTATTTTATACAGATGCTAATAACAACTCTATTAATGGGGGCGAACAAAACGAATATGGTTTACAAGCAGCATATAGTTATTTAGGTGTTGCAAATAGAGCATATGTAGTTAGAGCAGATATTGATTTAAATGCTATTACTGCAAGTTCAACACCTACAGCAGGAAAACCACTCGATGGTGCTTATTGGTTTGATACTAATGATTCAAACTATGGTATTTTTGAATGGAACGGCGAAGCTGCATCTACAACAGGTGGACAATCATTTACTAATAAAGAACCTATTGTAATAACAGACACAACAAAAGTTGTTGATTATGCAGGCGAAGATTACACTCCAAAGGGTTCTGTTGGTATTAATGGAGATTACGCCCTAGTTGCAGTAACAACAACTAATACATTATGGTATAAAAACTCATCAGGTACTTGGGTAAATGTTGGTTCACCAGATTGGGTAGCAAGTCATCCGTTTTTAAAAGGTACTGTTAACAATCCAACTGTTACTTCAGGAAAAGTTATCACTGTAGATTTAGGCGGAGATAGCACAGGCGACCAAGTAGATATCACAATGAGTGGTACTACATTAACAACAGTAGTAAACGATATTAATGCCTCTGGTATTTCTGGATTAACAGCCGAGGCAGTTAGTGGATTCCTACACATATTTTATACAGGTGCTGCTTCAGGTACTGTTGCTATTTACGGCGATGATGCAACATTAAATGCATTAGGATTACCTGCAGACGGTACAGAACGTGCTGTTCCTCAACTTGCTATAGCAAAGCATACATCTGTTCCAGAATGGAAATCATCAGATACAACGCCACGCCCAACAGGTAGTGTATGGTTTAAAACAAGCACACCAAACAATGGTGCAAACATTCTTGTTAAAACTTACAATGCAACATCAGATGAGTGGTCAGAAGTAGATGCACCAATCTACAATACAAATGCTGATGCAATTTATGGATTAGATAGCACCGGAGGCGGATTAAACATTGCAGTTGGTACTGTTTATACAATGCCAAATACATCTGAAGCAACAGATAAACTAGCAAACTTTAAGTTGTACAGACGTGCAAATGCAGGTGCAACTACAGTTACTAGTTCTGTTGTAGGTACAGGTAAATTTGGTGCTGCTACTTATACGTTTACTTTACAAGAAACCCGTGTAAACAGCGCAGCGTTTACTAATGCAACTGTTTCATGGACAGCAACAGGAAATGCATCTGATGCAGAAGCAATGGCAAGTGCTATTAACGCAACTGGATTAACAAATGTACGTGCAAGCGTTTCAAGTGATAATCGTGTTGTAGTAAGTCATAATACAGGAGGAGATATTCGTATTACAGATACTGACGGATCTTTTGGCACTATCTTTACTCCTTACGTGGCTACTAATACAGCAAGCACAAAAAATCTTTATTATAAGCCAGGCACAGACTCAAGTAGTACTCCATTAGAATATATGGCAAGTAACTGGGATGTATTATCATATACAGCAAAAGATGGCGAGCCAACAACTACCCCAGCACAAGGCGCTCTATGGTATAGCAGTGTTGTTGATGAAGTAGACATCATGGTACATAATGGTACAACATGGGTTGGTTTGAAAAATGAATACACTGACGCAGATCCAGCAGGTCCTATTGTAAGTGCAAGTGAACCAACTGAGCAGTCAGATAAATCAGGACTTGTTGATGGAGATGTTTGGGTAAGCACAGCAGATTTAGAAAACTATCCAGCTGTTTACAGATACAACGGTACTAGTAGCAAATGGGTATTGCTAGATAAAACAGATCAAACAACCGAAAATGGTGTACTATTTGCAGATGCACGTTACAACACAGCAGGTGCAAACAGTGAAGACGCAGGTGATATTGCAGATCTACTATCAAGCAACTACTTAGATCCAGATGCTCCAGATCCAGCACTATATCCAAAAGGTATGCTGCTATGGAACACACGTAGAAGTGGATTTAATGTTAAACGTTATGAGCGTAACTACATTGATGTTGATGATACTAATGCTCGTGCCAGCGATGAATCAATGGCAGGATACTTTGCAAACCGTTGGGTTACAGAAAGTGCAAACAACCTAGATGGTTCAGGTAGCTTTGGACGTAATGCACAACGTAAAGTTGTTGTACAAGGACTACAGGCAGCAGTTAATAACAATGACGACATCCGTGATGACGAAAGAAATGTGTTTAACTTGATTGCAACACCTGGTTATCCAGAACTAATCGGTGAAATGATCACATTAAATACTGATAGAGGATTGACAGCATTTGTTGTAGGCGATTCGCCAATGAGACTAAAAAGTGATACAACATCACTAAGCGAGTGGGCAACAAACAAAAATCTTTCAGCAGAAGATGATAAAAATGGTCTAGTAACAAGTGATGAATATTTGGGTGTTTACTATCCAAGTGGATTCACAAGTGACAACGCAGGCAACAACATTGTTGTTCCAGCATCGCACATTGCACTACGCACTATTGCTCTAAATGACCAAGTTGCTTATCCATGGTTTGCACCAGCAGGTACTAGACGTGGTGGCGTAACTAACGCAACTGCAACTGGTTATATCAACAACGAAGGTGAGTTTGTAAGTATTGCATTAAATGAAGGACAAAGAAACATCCTTTATGAAAACAATGTTAACCCTATTACTTTCTTAAACGGCGCAGGTTTAGTAGTTTATGGACAAAAAACTCGTGCAAGAAATGCAAGTGCATTAGACCGTGTTAATGTTGCAAGACTAGTTGTTTACTTACGTTCGCAACTGAAAAAACTTGCTAAACCTTATATCTTTGAACCTAATGATAAGTTTACTAGAGATGAGATTAAAGCAGCAACAGAAAGTTTAATGCTAGAACTACAAAGTTTAAGAGCTATTCAAGACTTCTTAGTTGTTTGTGATACAACAAACAACACACCAGCAAGAATTGATAGAAACGAACTATATGTAGATATTGCTATCGAACCAACTAAGGCAGTAGAGTTTATTTACATTCCGCTTCGCCTTAAAAATACAGGAGAGATTGCAGGTTTATAATATCATTAAATAGGGGGTTTATAAAATAACCCCCTAATATGATAAATACTTGTGAATAGGAGTATAATATGTCAATAGGTTTAAATAAAATTACAGTACCTAACGCAGGAGCAAATAGTAACGAAGGCTTACTAATGCCAAAACTACAATATCGTTTCCGTGTTAGACTTATCAACTTTGGTACAGGTACACCGCCAAACTATGAGCTTACAAAGCAAGTTATTGACGTAACTAGACCAAACTTAACATTTGAAAACATGCCAATTGAAATTTACAACTCAAAGGTTAACTTAGCAGGTAAACACACATGGAATCCTGTCACACTTAACTTAAGAGACGATGTTTCAAATAATGTTCAAGCTGCTGTATCTGCACAGATACAAAAACAGTTTGACTTTGCAGAACAAGCAGCACCGGTATCAGGACAAGATTATAAGTTTAGAATGGACATTGATATTCTTGACGGCGGTAATGGTGCTATTGAAGAAAGAACACTAGATACTTGGGCACTTTTTGGTTGCTATGTAACTGAAGTAAACTATAATACTTTAGCATATGCAAACAATGATCCTGTATCAATCACTTTAAATATTCAATATGATAACGCAATCCAAAACCCAAATGATGTCACAATAGACGGACCGTTAACAAACAACGTTACCGGCGTCGGCGGCTAAGGTTTACAAAAACTATTGGCATAATAAAAAGCAA